TTTCTAGGAGAAAAGTTTGTAAAAACTATAGCGCAAACAAACTCATCATTTTCATCAACGGTAGATATAACTCGACAAAAGCCGGTTATATTTGGCGCATTAATTTTATCTTTAACCCACTTTTCAGCTTCTTCCTCTCGGTTAAAGCCAATGAACCTCATCATGTTAAACACTGGCAGAGACGTTCTGCCCAATCTTGCCAGTTATCGTACTGGTACGGGTTTGGTGGGTTTCTACCGATGTCAGTATTATTTAAAAACTGTACAGCCCAGTTTTGCCATTGCGTGACATCATCAAGACGACCAAACGAACCATAAGAATCAAGATCTAAAACGATCTGGTCAGCCCAGTCATTTAAAGACATATATGTGGGTCTGGTTATAGTCGTCATCCTAGCATTGTTCCATCGCCAGTACTTACATGACCAATAATTTGACCCATTTGATAATCACCGTTAACCGCACTAGACGTAAACCTAGCTCTTAACTCTCTACGCTGCTCTTTTAACATTACTACCTGTTCAAAAGGTAAATCTGCTTGCTCAGGGAAACTAAATACAGAGCTATAAACTTCAGGAGCGCGAGCATTTGCTCTACCCGTTATCTGAACCGTCATCGGACCAGACTGAATGAAGTCAGGTTCTATACTTGTTACCCGAGTATAAACATTTCTACCTTGCACAAGCTGAGACAAATCTGCTGTTTCAAAATAAGATGTTATTGGGTTTATAACCTGCCCGTTAATTTCATTAGTACCCCGTTCATGTATCCAAACATAATAACCTTCTGTGGTAGGAACCACTCCAGTTAAAAGCGGAGACATTAAAGAGTTATTATAAACACCTGCGCTGCGACCTAAATTAGGTAGTTCTGTGTCGTACCAGCTGTTTTCTCTCACGTTAAAAATAACCGCATGAGTACATTCTGTAGCGTCTCCTTTAGGGTAACACCACCAGATTTCACCAAAACGTGGAACTTTATAAGCAAATACTTTAGACCTTTGAGCTGTGTTTAAACCCTCGTAAAAGTAATTCAGGTTCATCTGGTTAGGAACTTCTCGCACGACACCGTTAAACATTAAGAAGCGATCCATACCTGCCCAAAAGAAAACTCCATCGTAATCTACGACGCAGTTTTCAGACATTATAGAAGTTTCAGTAGCTATAACATCGTATTGGAAAGTAGTTGCGCCTCCTGTAAACGTAGCACGAATCACAGCATCGTATGCCCAAAACAGCCCAGCAGGAGCAGAACCAGCACCGGCTCGTAAAGGCAAACCTTTAACTATTTTTTGTCCCCACGGTCTAGCAATATTGGAACCTGCACCCGTAAGATCTGTAGGGTCTCCAGCAACAGAATGACCAATAATACCATCAGTCCCGTAGTAAAACAAATACGGATGGAGAACAACTATTCCTCCAGTAGCGTTTGCGCTAGCAGGTAATGGTATTTCTACTAAAGCAGTCGTATCTAAAACGTCTCCAATGAATATTTGACCGCCGGTGTCGTTGCATATACAGCTTAAATTAGGTGAAACGTGAGCAATAATAGAATTGAAACTACTGGACGAGTCATATTGATAATCAAACATCCATTGATTCAAATCAGAATTAACTAACGTGGACGGTGTTCTATCACTTATAATAGACGTATTGCCCGAACTGTCTACGGTAAACCGTTCTAAACTATTAGCTCCGCCAGAATGACAATAAACAAAATTCTGTTGAGTAAAAGAAGTTATACCTCTACTTACTTCAGTAAGATATTTACTGATTGAGCGGTATCCTCCTATTTTACGAGGTAAACCTCGCTGAAACCTAACCCACTGCCCGTCAGTATAGAAGTTACCTTCAAATTTAGTTCCGTCCCGTTTAATTCCTGGCTCAGAACGTAAGACGATCGTAGTATCTGGCATTAGAATGTACCGCCAGAAACTGAAGGAATTTGACCTAAACTTGACCAAACAGCAGCTGTAGAAGCTGCCGTAAATATAGGTATACCTGTTGCCGTTCCACCTAAGTTAATCAATGCGTTACCCGCAGATGTAGCTCCAGTACCACCTTGCGCAACACTAATAGGGAAAGCTACCGTTGAAGTGTCTGCATCTATTACATCAGCACCGTCACAGTAAAGGATAGCTCTAGCACCTTGGTTTATAACAACACCTGTACCAGTTGTTGAAATAACTGTTAAAACATAAGCACCCGTAGTAGCGTTATCTACCCAATATTGTTGAACAGTGTCAGGCACAACAATGTCTATGTCACCTGACAAAGTTCCAGTAAATTTATAAACGATTCTATTAAGTTCAGAACCAGCAAGTACGTAGTTTCCAGAACCTGAAACGTCAATTACCGTATAATCAAAAATAAAAACAGCAGATTGACCAAAACCTATGGTGTAATAATCTGTTCCATCGCTGACGATTACTGAAGAGTTTCCTGGTTGATATGTTTTTGTGGCTAAACCGTCAATAGTACAAATACCATCAGGTGTAACCGTAACATCACCACCACCAGCATTGTTAAGGTACATAAACCAGTTGTTTCCAACTGTGGCAGCGTTTGGTAAGTCTAAACCGCCTGCACCAGAACCCCCCCAAACATACATTTTAGCTCTGTCTGTAGCACCAGCATTATAAGATGTGTTAAATTGCACAATAGGCATAGACTGCGAAAGCAGTGTGCCGATAGCAATAATACCCGTTCCAGCAAGGGCAGAAGCGTTAGCTGCAGAAACAGCAGCGCCATATTGCAGAGAAACCCAAGAACCGGCTTCAGTAGAATTGTTAGTTAAATATACCTGCCAAACTGTACCAGCAGCCAAAGAAACAATCTGCGTACCCGTAGCGTTTTTAACTACAAACGTGTTTGCGCCGGTATTGTTAAATAGTATCGTTTCGCCGTTAGCTGCTTGAGAAGCGTTTGGTAAGAATATACTTCTAGAAGCCACAGTAGCGTTAACATCTATAATCCTAGTAGCTAGGTTAGTAGACGTAGAAGTTTCTTCTGGCCAGCTTAGAATAACATCTGTAGTTAAAGTTAACGAGCTGTAACTTACATCACTTGGATATATGTTTGCGCCGCCAAAAACATCTGTGTAAATAGTCACGCTTCGCTCCTAGTAGCCGTACGATCCAAGATACGTTTGAGGTCTTCTCCGTTGAGAGCCTGTGCCGCACGATCGTACATAGCTTGCCATGTCTGTATCCGCTCGTCGTTCTTCAGAAACGGCGCAGCTTCTAGCAGAGTTGCATAAAGTAACGCATCTGGGGCATATTCAGTGACCCAGTTCGTTTGGAAATCTTCGCCTAAAAAGCGAGGTTGCTCGTAGTATAAAATTTCTAAAGTCTGAGCTGTAGTCGGAGTCGGTGTTATCAACCAGTGTTGATAATCATAGTCTGCGTAAAACTCAGGTGTTCCGGTTTGAGCATCGTCTGGCCAATAGTAACGTAGGTATTCATAAGACCGACCAAATATAGGCTGACCGTCAACAGTCATAGAAACCGTATCGCGCCAACGATCAGGTTTAAGGTAAACAGCAACACCAGGAGAGAGGGGGGTCGTGACTGCTCGAATGAAGCCTGTTATCTTCAGTTCGCGGGAGATTCTACGCTCTCCCAGAGTTACTAGGCGTGGTAGCTGATCATAGACTATCGCGTCGCTCTCGGCAGTGAAGCCTCGTTCGAGGTAGCGGCGAACGTCTTCCAGCAAGCTCTCGTACGTCATCGTGTACATTTATATACTCCGTAAGTACTAGCAGCTGGTGCAGCTTGCGCCTGTGAAAATTATACCCTTGAAAGTCAATAGAGGCAAGTTCTAATGCTTCATGAAAGCAATGTTTATAAGCAGTAGTATGATTGCCCCCGCAGAACCGATAAGTATAGCCTCTATACGTTTAATACGGAGAATAGTTTCTTTCCATCGCTCAGCACAAACTGCTTCATGTGTTGCAAATTTTGTATCTATGGAGTCCATTTTAACTTCCTAAATAAATAGCACGTTCGTCTTTTCTGCGGTTCTCAAGACCTTTTAGAATTTTACCACCGGCTTTGCAATACTTCAAAAACTCGTCGGCAGCACCAGTGTAATCACCGCGATTATGCCGTTGTCTGAGTGTGCTGCGCTGTAGAGTTCCCAACCCGACATTGAAACTGAAGCTAACAAGAGCGTCCATCCAAGCTTGGCGAGTGCTAGCATTAGGACAATATTTAAGAACTCCTCGTTCAAACCTCTCAAGATCTTTTGCAAGAATAGCATTAATTTCTTCTACCGTAAATGTTCTGTTCCAGCCTTCTGGAATCGACAAACTGTTTCGCTCTTCAAACGGCACTTTTGCATGGTTAGGATCAATCACATGACCAACCCCAACCGTCCACAACCTAGCAGGGCAGCGGTAAGGTTTAACCCTTACCCCCTCATGATGAGCAATCATTTTGAGAGCCTTTAGGCTGATCATTTGCCAAAAGCCCTGCCACCAAAATGAAACGTGATAATTGCCGCAAACAACGCTTGGGTTTCGTTATCCCATAGCTGGTCAGCTAACACATTGAACTCTACACCGCTGGTTACACCCTTATAAGCAAGCGTTGCGTCAATAGCTACTAGAAGGAAAAAGAAACCATAAGTAATGACAGGACGCACACTAGCGCGTAGGTCTTTCATCCACTTAGATGTACCTTCACCTAACGCTGCGTCGTGCGCGTATATAGCGTTTATCTCGGCTTGCTGCGCACCAATTAAAGCTTGTTTGTTTTCTGCTTCTGTCTGCGTCTTTATCTCATCTAACTTGATAGCTTCGATCTGTTGTTGGGCAACGTAACCTGCTGCAGCTAATTGCAACTCGCGCTCAGTTTGCATCTGAGCTAGCTTTAGCTCGTGAGATTTGTCAGATTTGTCTTGAAAGAAATCTAGTAATTTAGGCAAACCGCCCATTAAAAACGATATAAATGTTGAAAGTAGTGTCAGCATTATTCCCCCTGCATTTGCATTAATATCTTTGCGCGTAGTTCTCGCATCTTTTTTACTTCCTGCATTGCTGCAATCGTAGCGTTGTTCATGTCCATATACATGATCCCCATGATTGGCAACGCTATTACTAACACAAGACACAGTACCAAGACGGTGACGAGTAAAGTCCATGGTACGTGTGGCTCGTCCTTATCAGTATCATTACCCATACGAACCATAACATTATGAACACGACCGCGAGTATTGACGTCATCTGTTCCGCGATTTTTCTTTTTATACTTGCCCGTCGCCATTGAGCCACCTGCTGCTTTAGTAGTTCTTGACGCTG